TCTCCCAGTTCGCACTGGTCGGACTGGCATTCGCTCTCGGAGCATTCGGCATTGACATCCCTGCCGGCCTCGAGGGGCTGGCCGTAGGTGCTGTCGGCACCGTCATCGGCTACTACGTCAGGGATGCGATGTGAAAAAGTGGCTGTACGCGGCGGCTGGCTTCCTCGTCCTGGTCGGGCTGGCGATCCTCAACGGACCTGCCAAGGCGCAGGCCAAGGCTGAGAAGCAGCGCGACGATCTGCTGCTGGCTGGATCCGGCAGGGCCAAGGCGAAAGCACATCAGGCTGGCATCAAGGCCGACGCACACCAGCGCAACGCGGTGGTCGCGGCCGAGGCTGGCAAGAAAGCAATGGACAAGGCAGGCGATAATGAAAGCACGGCTGATTTACTTGATTCTTGGCGCAAGCCTATTACTGGGCTGTAGCTCGACACCAATAGAGCTTCCGACCTGCGAGATCCCGGCCCCAATGGCTGAGATCGGACAGCCTGTGAGCGTCCCTGAGATGCCCGAGCCCGTGTCCAGTGTGCAAGAGGCCACTGTGTTCGACCACGATGGGATCGTGGCGCTGACACAGGTACGCATCGCTGCCGTGACGAATGAGCGTGTCGCGCGGGAAAATGCGCTGGCGATCGAGGCTCGCAACGAGGAAGTGAATCAATTGATCGAGTGCGCACGGTACTCGAAGATGTGGATGGAGGTCCGCGAGGACATGCTCGAGCAGGAGCGCAAGGACCATCAGATCGACAACCTATGGCACCGCGGCGTCATCGCTCTGGGCCTGATAGCGGTGGCATTATGAAACTTAGAAATCATCTGCGCTTGTTCGTGATTGTGTTATTTCTGTCAATGGCGACCGCGGTGGTGCTGACGAGGGCCGAGGCTAACCCGCATCCACATGATGAGGACGGCGGGGGCGGCGACATCGACATTACTGGCGGTGATATTGATATCACTGGCGGCGACGTCATCGGCGGCGACCTGACTGGCGGCGATCTTATCGGTGGCGACATGGCAATCAGCACTGGCGGCAACAAGTCGCTGGTCATTGCACCTCCGGGCCTGGGTGACGTCGACATCGCTCAGTGCTTGGGCTCGCAGGCTTGGACCTTACTGATCGGCGGCCGGCAAACTCTGGTATTGAATCAGGTCTGCATGGCTGAGTTCTATCTCAAGGTTGGCCGCTACGATCTGGCAGCGCAGGCACTCTGCAACCAGCCGGGGATCGTCGACGAGTACAGCAGCGAGGGTGCCTGCGAGATCGACCATGATTTCACGCCTGCCCCTGACCATGACATTCACAGTCGCAGCGAGGAATTCGAGGCCGCCTACGAGCAGCAGGAGCATGAGATTGAATTTCTACAGGAGGACCATGAGACAATCAGGGGCCGCCTTGATGCCCTGACTGCCTTACTGAATGAGACACCGGCACCAGCGCAGGCCCCGGCCACGGTCTACATTCAGCAAGAGCCGGAGCCAAAGTATAGCGACGAGGACATGGCCTATGTTCTTGGGCTGTACCAGAAGGGAGAGAAAGACGATGAGTAAGTGGGACCAACTCAAGGAGATCAAGGGCCTGCTTGCCTCGCTGATCGGTGCGTTCACGGTGGTCAGCATCGTCGGTCTGGCCCTGATGGATTGGAGGATCTCGGTTCATGTCACCAAGGCGGTCGACGCTGCCTTTGCCAAGAATCTCGCCGGCAATTTTAAGATCGTCAGCATGGACACCAGCATCGCGGAGAACAAGCGCACTGGCGAGGAAAATGCCGAGGACATTGAGCAGGGCCGTCGCGCCGATGAGCTCGCCATGCGCCGGCTGATGGGGCTGCCACCTCCTGAGGATCCAACGCCATAAAAAAGGGCGCCGATTGACGCCCTTTCATCCCACTTTTTAAGTACCGGCAGGGGTCTCCGGGGTACTCTCCGCGAGGAAAGTTGTCACATCATAGTCAGGTTACTCAGCCACCACAATACAGCGGCTCCGCCGATCAGGAATGCCAGCAGGATCCATGGCAGCGATCTCATGCCGGATCCGTTGCAATAATCCGCGGCGCTTCGTTCCACGCCTTCGCTGCAGCCGTGCCAATGAGCTCTTGGTCCTGAGTTCTCGGCGCCAGAAAATCAACGCCCCATACACCACAGGCACCGCAAGTCGAGCGTCCGATCTTGTTGCCCTGTGGTATGTCAATCATCAGGTTGACGGCGGTGACTCCGCATGGGCATGGGGCCAGCTTGATCTGCTTCACGCCCTGCTGAGCGAGGGCCTGCCTCACGGCATCGTGTACCTCCGATGGCTTTGGCGCAGTCTCCTCGGCCGCGGTCTTGATTGCAGGGTCAGGCTTAAAGTCATTAGGTTCTTCGTTGTTTTCACTCACGTTTTTCTCCAGTTTTGTAGGACGGACATTGTCCGGTTTGGTTACATTCCTGCCAGCTCGAAGCATTCTTTCATAAATTCCATGCAGCGTATCTCCATGGCGTCGATCAGCTTTTGATCGCGAGCATACGCTACTCGGTGGATCTTCTGGGTCAGGCCGCCCTCCAGGTCGTCGCCAATGTAGAAATTGACGTACCACCAGCGGTGCCAGCCGGTCAGCCACATATTGCCTTGGAGCTGGTGCCTGTCGCAGGCCGGGACCGCCAGCTTATGATCCTTGTATCGCTCGGCCTGATCCCGCGCGGCCTTGTAGTTCTTGAACATGGCACGGCATTTGATCTCGGCGCCCTCGTCGTACTCGTCGTCGGTGCCTTCCTGCTGCTGGATATCGTCCTCGGTCTCGCCGGCAATGTGCAGCATGTCAGGGCTGCCGCCGAGCCACTCGTACTCGTTCGAGATCAGGAATACGTTGTGCTCGACGTCGACCTCGTACCTCCACTCGTAGCCGGCGATCGCCTTGGGCTCATTCTCTCGGCCGTGGCGAGCCCACTCAGGCGACTCCTCCACGTTCTGATGCCCGAGCAGCTCGAGGACCTTCTCGCGCCGGTATCCGGTGTAACGCTTGGTGTCCTTGCCGGCCATGACGTCGCCCAGTCTCGAGGCGGTGATACGGGTACGGCGTAACGCCAGCCACGCATCGGATCCCTGCTCGACCTTTACGATCCTGCAGTCCATCTACTTCTTGGTCTCAGGCTTCTTGCTGGCCTCGGCCAGCTTTTCCTTGTCGGTCTTGGCGGGTGGCTTGGCCTGCTTCTTCTCCCGGTTTGCCTGATTCTCGAGCAGGGTCTTGGCCTGATCGAAGAGGTCCGCGGGGATGTCCTTGACTGAGGTCAGCTCGAACACCTTGGCCAGCATTCTCTCGACCACGGCATCGGCTGACTTGCCAAACAAATTCTCAGCGAGCACCAGGATCTCGTCCATCTGTGTCTTGCTGACGCGGTCGTACTCGTCGGGATCCTTGCTTGCCAAGTTGGCGTCGTCGTCCTGCTGTCCGATGCCTACCATGGCGCACAGCATGTAGCGGCGCAGGTATGTGATGCAGGATCCAACGGGCTGAGGCCCAGTTTTCTCAGGCATCATCGTCATGGTCTGGCTGATTGACTGGCCGGAGCTGTGGCCGAGGATGGTCGTGACTTGTACCACGCCGCCCTCGAGCACGGTCGGCAACTGAATCACGCACAGCTCATTGTCGGCCAGCGGCTTGCGACAGGCGTCGAGACAGTTCTGCAGGTTCGCGTACTTGTAGTCGAAGTGCGTGTTTTCCTGCGTTGCTTCGGCCGCTGCGATCTCACCCTGCGCCGTGGCCAGCGCACTGAACAGGTCATTGCGATCTGGCTTGGCCTGCTCCTTGATGGCTGCGGCCTTGGTAATTTCCATCAGGTTAATCAGCCACTCTTGCGTCATGTGTACCTGCATGGGCTGAGGCTCGACCTTGTACTCTGTTTTTTCTTCTGACATCACAGTTCCTCGCGTTTGGTTTCGATGTAGCTCTTGACTTGGATCAGGCTGGCGACAGCATCCAACAGGATGGCGTTGCCGGCGTCCGACTGCAGTACAGGTTTGACTCCGATCAGATGGTCGATCGCGCTTGCGAACAGGGTCAGCTTCTCTTTGTCTGGCGCCTGAATGGCAGCCAGCTCGGCAGCCTCGTCCTCGATCCTGATGGCCTCCTCGTCCTCAGCGATCTTGTCCAGTCGCTTCTGCTCGGCAGCCAGCTCCTCGGCCTGCTTGTCCAGATCGGCCTGTCGTGCGTCGGCGGCCGTTTGCTCAACCTCGCGCAGACGATCGAGTTCCGCGATGGCGTCAGCCTCACGCTCGGCAGCCTCAGCATTCTGCTTGTCGACCTGCTCCTGCAGCGCCTTGTTCTTTTTCTCCAGCTCCACCTTCTCGGCCAACTCGTCCAGTCTGGCAGACTCGGCAATGATGGCGATGCGCAGCTTCGACTCGGCCACTTCCTTGGCGTTCTCCGCGTCCTGCGTGCTCTCAGCGTAGAAGTCTGGATCTACCTTGAGTTTCAGCAGGGTGTCGAGGCGCTCGTTGAGCTGGTCGAACGTCAGGTCGTTACGGTCCAGCGCGAACGCTTGGATCTGTTCGATGCCTTCCATGATCTTGTCCTGCCGCTGCTGCTCCTCGAGGGCCGCGGCGTTCTTGATTGAGTCGAGGTCCTCAGTGATTGGGTCCTCGATCTCACCGATGAGCACCAGCAGGCGATTCTTCTCGGCATCGCAGCGTCGACCGTAGGCCAATGCGTCAGCCTTCGACGCCTTGTGAGCCTCGCCCAAGGTGGTTCGCATCTTGGTCAGGGTTTTCTTCGCGGCCTTGGCGGCGACCAGATCCTTGAAGGCGTCGACGTCCTTGAAGTCCTCGGCCACCTCTGCGATGGCTGCGTCGTTGATTGAAAATTTGATTACCTGTGTGGCAATCCCCTCTATCTCTACTTCGTCTGAGTCGACGAATTCTGTGTTTTCGGTTCCCATTTTTATCCTCGCGTAAGGTGGTTTGACTGTCTGTACTAACGTCTGTACTGTACGCGAACATGGAGACTAAATCAAAGCACTTCGATATGCGTCTTACCCCGCGCGAGAACAATGCCCTGGAGGCACTGGCAAAGCGTGATGGCGTGAGCAAATCCAACTACTTGCGGAACTATGTCCGCACTCAAGCCAAGAAAAAGAGGATACCCGTATGAGCAATTCAGGAGCAGTAGCACTAAACAGCCCGGCAGACGTCACGATGATCGCCACGGCCAAGAACTTCGTCTGCGAGATTAGAGATCAGCTCTCTCGCATCGAGAGCAGGATGACCGCCTTGAAATACAGGCTTCTCGGAGAGCAGGACGATGCCGAGGTCGCTACCGATAACCCGGAGCCAGTGCGCTCCGACACCGATGAGCTGAGTCACCAGCTCGATGGCCTGCGTATGCAGATTAACCGCATGGAGTCTCACCTCGCATCTCTGGAGCGGCTGTGAGCTGGTACTGGTGGCTGCTGCTGTGGGCGGTTGTGACCTTTCCGGTTGGCCTTATTGCTGGCCACTGGATCTCTGGCGACTACGGTGGCGACCGCTACTGGGGCCTCGACTGGGAGAAGCCTGAGAACTTCACCGAGACCGCGGACAAGCTACGGGTGCCGCCGCCGAGCAAGCTATGAGCGAGGAAAATACGATCTGGTTCAAGCCAGAGAAGTTTGTCATTTCCTTCCACGGTGATAGCGGCAAGGATCTCGGCAAGCTGACCGAGAACGACGATGGCGAGCTGGTGTTCGAGGGCAACGCTGACGAATCGGCCAAGGTGTTTTTCGACGCGGTGGTCAGGGTCAACAACAAAAAGATGAACGATGTCGCGGTCCTGCTCAGGCTGGCCAAATGCCCGAATGCGCATTGCGTCGACGGCATGGTGCAAGAGGGTTTTCCAGACGAGTGCGTGTTCGAGTGCCAGTGGTGCGCTGAGCGAAAAGATTTACTTGCAGGCGGCAAATGATTGGCGTAGTTTCAGAACGAATGAGGCCCCTACTCCGTGTCGGAACAGGGGCCTCAAAATCTGATAGTGCTTGGATGCCGCGATCAGATGCAACGATCTTACCACAAGATGTTGTGTCCTTCGCAACCCCCAAGCACCAGATCGGTGCTAACCCCACACTCGACCGAAACTCGCAGCAGGCAAAAATCGCAGGGAGGACCTACGGGCTGTCCGATGATCTGCGTGGCCATTAGGCGCAACGGGCAGACAAAGGCGAGCCAAGTAACCTGCTTCCGAGCAGGCCAAAGGCCCGGAGGTATGAGTGATGAAAATTAAACTAAGTTATGACGAGATCCTGCAGGGAGCGATTGTCGGCACACTTCGGCAGCTCGAAAACCTGCGGGACAATCGCAAGTCGGCGCACGGCTGCGGTACAGCGAACGACTGGCAGCTCCACATCGAGGGCGCCCTGGGTGAGCTCGCGCTGGCAAAGCATCTCGGCTGGTACTGGTCGAAAGGCATATTTCGAGGCGACGATGTCCACAACTTTCAGGTCCGAACGCGCAGCAAGCACTACTACGACCTAATCCTGCATCCCGATGATCCTGACGACAAAAACTTCTATCTGGTGACTGGTGTCAACGGTGAGTACCGCATCCGTGGCTGGATCAAGGGTATCGACGGCAAGCAGGACAAGCATTGGAAGGACCCTGCTGGTGGTAGACCTGCCTTTTTCGTGCCGGTATCGGAGCTGAACGGTGACTACTGACAAAAGAATTGAACGAATGCGGATCCGCGCAAAGCTGAGCGACGAGGATCGAGATTTATTGGATGCCATCAGAGAGATATTTCCGAATGCTCGAATGGTTGGCATACGTTTTAGCGATGGCGAGGCCATCGGCAACACAAGGGAGCTGGACAATGAGTGAGAATCTGATTTGCCATTTTGGCAAGCACGAAGGCGAGAAGCTGGAGGATATACCGAGCGGATATTTGCGGTGGGCGGTCAAGACAATAGACCCGGCGCCGCTTCCCAAGTACCAGAAAAACGATGACGGCAGTCAGAAAACCGTCGAAGAGGTCAGGAAGATGGAAAGCGATATGCTCGCCTTTCTGAACGCGGCCGAGAATGAAATTGAGAGGAGAGGTGACGATGACTAAGAAAACTAAACCGAAAAGACTGTCGCTACGGCAGGAACTTCGCAAGGTAGCCGAGACCAAGCTGCCGGCTGTGAAGCTGCAGGCTGCAGAAGCGATCGACAAGATTGCCAGAGAGTACGGCGTCGACTGGAAAGATCTGGTGAAAGCGATCTCTGATGGCACCAGCAAAACGGCCAATCATAACCTTGTGACGCAACTGGCCAACAAGGCCGAGGCCGACCTGATCGAGATATGGAATGACCAGCAAAAGCTGGATCTTGGAGAAAAAGATGGCGACGAGTAAGAAGTTTTCGACTACCGAGCTGGCACTCGACAATATCCTCGCCAGCGCCGCGACCCAGGTCCGCAAGAAACTGGACAAGGACACCATCGACGAGTACACGGAGGCGGTCAAGAACGGCGCCATATTCCCGGCGCTGGTGGTGTTCTCTGAGGTCGACTCCGACCGCTACATCTTGGCCGATGGCTTTCACAGGCA